AAGCGTGGTGCGGTTCATCGGCACGGAAAGTTCTCGGCGTAGCGCGGCGATGGCTTGGCTCATTTCCGTAATGCTGCGATATTTCACTGATCGGCCATCGGAAAAGCGCACTTCCATCACCGCGCCGTTCTGCGCCATGGCGGCGGTCAGCGCGTCTATATCGGCCTGCGTTGCCATGGTGAACCTTTCAAATCCAGTCTGATCGGCGTTCAAACCAGCCGCCGCTTCGGGGGGGCGGGGCGGGTTTAGCTTGTGGTGGCGGCGCTGGTTCCACAGCGGCCAAGGTCTTCAAATCGGGCTGCCAAAGGGCGGCCATATCAGCCTGCGCATCTTCGGGCCTGCCAACACGTTCCGCGATCAGCTTTTCCCAATGCGCGTCAGTCAGGTTCGCGGTTTCATGCCGGGCCAAGGCGCGGGCATAAACAGCGATATCCCATTGCTCGTTACGGGGCCGCACCTTGCGCCATTCGCGCCTGGTGAAGCCCGCCCGGTTGCCGATTTCCACACAGGCTTCGGCGGTGATCTGTTCAAAAAACCCAAGGTCCAGGGCTTGCGGAAAATGCGCCGCGCCCTTTGGCCAGGCGCCGGTAGCGTCAGGCCCCATTTCCGTCAGCCTCAACGCCGCCGCCACTTCCGTCTTCAAATCCCAGGTGCCGACCGGCCAAAGCAGAACCGATCCGATTTTCTTGCCGTTGTAGTCAACATCTTGCGGCTTCGGCATACCAAGCGGCGGTTCACCCCACTTCGCACGCCCATCCAGCGCCATGATGCGCGGATCGCGCCGCGCGGCGTGCCGGCGGGCGTATGAATAAACCCGCTGCGGCAAATAGCCCGAGTCAATCCCGTAGCAGATCGGTGCCCATTCACGCCCCCAGGCGTCGCAGTAGCGCTTGGCAATCACTTCATCCAAGGCAAGCCACACCGGATCAAGCGCCGGGTCACCTTCCAGAATGCCGCCGTCGATCCACCAAGAAGACATGCTGAGATGCGAAGAACCGCCCCATCCATACACGCCCCATTCCAGGCGATCACCTTGCACGTCAACCGCACCAGTCATAAACAACACGCCGGGCGGGATGCGCCGCGGCGGGTAGGGTTCGCGCCGGCGCCACAGCAATTCATGGCTCGGCAAATCGTAGCGCGGCTCATACGGCAAGCCCAACACCTGCTGGGTGAACACCTTATCCAGCAGCGGATCATCCTGGCTGCGCTCGCGCTGTTCAGCCACCCAGGCCCAAGACACGAAGGGCGAATAAAGCGCGTTCAACGCGAAGCTGGCGTGATGCACCAAAAGTTCCGGCCGTTCATGCACCCATTTGCCAGCGGCCAGCATGGCAGCCTTGTGGCGATGCTCGATGCCGACCCCGCATGCCGAGCAATGATACAGCGCTGCGCTTGGCTCACCTTTCGGCCAGCGCAGATTTTCGAAAATCAGCGGTTGCTCTGTGCCACAATCGGGGCAGGCCACATGGAACCGGCCTTGGCTGCCATCTTCGAACCGCGCCGATATGCGGCACTGACCCTTGATGCCGGGCGTGGATGCCGCGGCGATTTTCTCCCGCCCCGTCCATGCCATGGCGCGGGCTTCAGCCATGGCAACCGGATCACCGCGCCCATCCACATCCAGCGGAAATTCTGAGACTTCATCCAGCAGGATCACCCGCTTGGTGACCATCTGCAGGCCCTTGGAGGAATTCGCCCCCGTCAGGTCAATGTTCCCGCCGGCAAAAATCTTTCGCTTGGTGGTGCTGCCGGTTTCATCCCGGCTCACCAACGCCCGCACCTTGGCCGATACCGCCGGGGAATTCGCCAGCATCGGTTCCAGCTTGTCGCGGTTGAACTTCTGCGCTTCATCCAGCGAAGGCAGCACCCAAAGCACTGTGGTCGGCGTTTCCGCGATGATCTGGCCCGCCAGGTTCAGCAGCGCCATTGTTTTACCAACCTGGGCGGACGCCATCAGCGTCACGCGCCGCGCCGGATGTGCCAGGCTCAGCGCGTCCATCACGTCGCGCAGGTAAGGCACGCGGTCAGTGCGCCAGCGGCCCGGGAAGGGGCCTTCTTCCGGCCCCAAAACGCGATGCGCATCGGCCCAGGAAGAAACCAGGCGTTCAGGCGGTGAAGCCAGCCCGCGCGCCCAAGCCCGGCGAAGCACCGGGCCAGCATCAGGCAGCGCTTGGAACATCTGCCGCGCTCAATTCGCCCGCCAGCCCATCCAGGGCCCGGCGCAGGGCTTGTGTGATCGTGGCCTGGATGGCGATCTCGTCACCCAGCCTGGCGCAATCTGCCGCCACTTCCTGCGGAATCTGCAGCAGCCGATCGCGCAGCTTACGGGCCATGTCTTCTTGCTCGGCCTCTACTCGAGCCGCTTCGAGTAGCTTGCCCTGCTGACGCCCAAGCTCCAATTCCGCAAGCTGGGCATCCGCGGCCATCTTGCGAAGCCGCTCCGCCGCCAGGCCGGATTCCGCATCGCCAGCGGCCTGCGCGGCGCGGCCCGTGGTTTGCAGCAGCGGATCAAGGCCCGATTCGCGAAGCGCGAGGTACGAATCCAAATCAACCTTGCCGTCAGCCCCTCGCAGCCCATAAGCGGCCACCTGGCGCGACACGGTAGACTTGTTCACCCCCGCATGTTTCGCGATATCGGTTATGCTGAGCCGTGGCATTTACCCCACGCTCCCAATACCGATTTGCTGCTTCATGTTGCGCAACAAAGAGAAAATTGTTGCACCCTTTTGCAATTTCCCCACTACCAACCTCGGGCGCGCAAAGCCGCCCGCATACAAAATCGGGCCGGAAGGACCCGCGAGGGGCACAAGGCAAGCGCCGTGCCAACGCAATGCGCAAGCGGCGTGCCAAAGTGATAGAAGGATTTTCTGGAAGCTTGAAGGCGCCGGGCGCACTTCTGAGCGATAGGTATTCATAGCACCGAAACCGGGTGGGAAGTCAAGCGGCTATTTTCACAGCCTGCCCAGCCGGCCCTTTCGGCATACCAACCCAGGCTTTGGCGCAGCCGAACCAGGGCATTCCGCCTATCAATCGCCAATGCATCTGCCACTTGTTGGACGCCCCTGCCCTTCACCACCACCAGGCGCGTCAGGTCTTCCAGCGTTTCATCAGACCGACGAGGCAAGCGCCGCGCTGGATGCCGCCTTGCCCACGCGCGCCAAGGGCCGAAGCGCTCACGCTCCGCTTCCTCAATACCCAGAAGCTCCCCCGTGCCATCAGACCCGCTGGCCAAACGTTCAGCGAACTGGCTGCGCACCATCGGCAGCCGCCCGCCATCCAGGTATTCCACCACCATGCGGATTTCCTGCCCCGCCCGATACTCTGCGGCCGTGATCCGCCCGGCATCCCGCAGCCCTGCCAGCTTATCCGCCCGCATCACCCGCTGATGCACCACCCGCCGCGCCAGGCCTTCCGCAGCCCGCACAGCCGCTTCAGGGTCATATTCAGCCGGAAGCCTGAACAGCGGGTCTGGACGGCACTGAGCCGCCAGCGCACGGGCTTCTTCGGCCATCGCACGGGCATGGGCTGATTCCACCACCCGCCGCGCCATGCCATCGCCAGTGACCCATGAGACCCCAGGCTGCACAACGCCGATCGCGTCATAAAGCCCCTGCATCTTCTTGATATCCGCCATATCGCCACCCCTTTCGTCCGATTTGTCCCGCACCCAGAAAAACTGTCCCGCCCTTTGTCCCTTATCTAATTATCTATCTATTTGTTATTATTTATTATTTTATTCAGCGGGACACGCGGGACATGCGGGACACACGTATTCCTGTAAATGCGCGCGACGCGCGCCCGCGCACACATGAGGAAATGCTCTGTCCCGCTTGTCCCACTGTCCCGCTATCAGTGTTTTCAAAGACTTACCCCGCGCCAGCGGGACAAATCACACCTTTAGCGGGACAATTGGCGGGACACTTCAATCCATCCCTTCGCCCCTTTGGCCCTGTGCTGGCAGCAACTGATGCGCGAGCCACACCGCCTGCGCCCTGTCATTCTCCCCGGAAAAACGCATGCGCGTCCTGATCACGACCGCCCGAACCTCTTTCCCTTCTGCGCTACATCGCAGCTGCGCCAAGACCGTGCCCCATCGCCCGCCTTGCCATTCAGTCTGACTATAAATTCGCGCCAATGAAGGCCTTCGCCCCGTTGCCACATACAGGCCAAGCCGAGCGTCCAGGTCTTCATTAGTGATGGGGTACGGGGCCAGGCGCAGCCCGTGTTCAAGCAATACTCGTTCGTAAGTTGTCCCAGGCAGCGCCTTTTCCATGATGTTGGCGACAGTTTCAGTCACGCCCAGCCCTGTCTGAATTTGATAGGACATCAGATGCTGCAGGCAGCGCGCCGCCGTGGTGTCTTCCGCCTGTTCGGCTTCCGTCACCACCCAGCCCCAGGCCCATTCCAGCGCGGCCTCCGCCTGGGCTTCCGTGAGGGGCAGATCAGCCACCATGGCTTCCCGCGCGCCAATCAACCAGCCCAGCATATCCGCGTATCGCGGCGAACAGCCCGCACGGTTCAGCACCAGGCGCATCATGGCCGCATTGGCGTGGATGCGCGGCCAGGCGGCTATGGCACGCCCCCACAAGGCCGGCGCTTCCTTCTGGCACCAGGATAGCAAGGCGGACTTATCCAGGCTTGGCACACCAGGGGCGCGGGGCCATAGCATCAGGCGCAGAATGCGCGTGGTTTCGGCACTATTGGCCACAGGCGCGCCAATCGCGCCCATCACCGCCGTGCCCACCACTTCCGTCACCACAGCGGTCTGGCTGCCC